TCAACACTGCGTTGCAAGTCAACCTCAGTAGCCGCAGGCTCCTGGGTTTGTGTTTCATCAGACATGGATAAGCCGCAGGCTTAATTACGCTGCCATCGTAATGGCGCGGTGTGATCGTGTCAAAGCGCGAATGGGACACGCCTGTGCGGGAACCGTGGAACCCGCTGATTAAGCAGTGCCTTGATGCAGTGGACCGGCATGAGGAGCTGTACCGCAGCACCGGCAACGGATGGCACGCCGCCAAGGCGCAAGACCTGCGGTGGTATGTGGCTGAGCTAAAGGATTGGATTCACGCGCAGGAAATTAGCTCCATTTTGCCTTATCCGCCCAGAACGCAGCGCTGAGCTTACCCTTGGCGATATTGGCCGCATGACGAGCCTTAAACGATGCCCGTCTGGCTTTGTCTGCTGCCGATTCTCCTTTTCGTGCTGGTGAGCCAGATACGCCCTGCTGACCGAACCTGATCAGCTTCACAGTGTCGCCTTCTTTGGCTAGCACGGCATGAGATTTTGTCGGGTGGTTTGGCGTGCGCTTGGGTTTGTTGTACCCCTCAAACTGCTCGCCGCGATAGGTGATCATCGCTTTGGTTTTCGCTTTTTGGCAGTCTTAGCGGCTGCCTTAAATGCGGCAGCCGTTGGACGGCCCTTCTCGCCCTTGCGCGCCATGCGTTCGTCGCTGCCAGATTCAATCCGCTCGCGCTTGGCGCGGATATTGGCATAAAGGCCAGGTTTCTTTGCCATCACTTCTTCCCCTTTGGCTTGCGGGACTTGCCAGCTTTGGACAGTGCGATAGCAACGGCTTGCTTTTGCGGTTTGCCTGCTTTCATCTCAGCCTTGATGTTGGCCGAAATGGTCTTTTGAGATTTTCCCTTCTTAAGTGGCATGACCCGTCACTTCATCGCCGCTTTCTTGGCCTTACGCGCTGCAGCCTGCTTAGGCTTCAGGCTCTCTTTGAAGGTCCTGGTTTCGGTGAAGCTGCCACCTTTGCGTGCCCGTGCCGACTTGCGCTTGCTTGCGGCCTTGGATTGGAAAGCAGCCTTCGCAGCACGGCCCGCAGCGACTTGATTAGCTGCTGGCTTGGCGGCTGCAGAAGCCTTGGGCGCCTTGCCCTTCTTGCCGGTCAAGTTGCTGGTTACACGAGTCAAACCCGACCTGGCACCTGCAATCGCTCGCTTAGCAACCTTGCTGCCAGCAGCGGGGCTGTTGCCGCCGAACTCCTTCTCAAGCGACCGCAGCTTGCTTGCAGCATTCTTGTACTTAGCGCGAGCGGCTACGTTCTTCACGCTTTTGCCCATCTTGCCGCCACCGCCGCCACCACGACCGCCGCCGCCGCCGCCGCCAGCAAACCTGCCGTTGGAGTCGCGTTTGTACGAGCGTGCCATGGCGGTGTCGCGGTAGATACTTTAGTCTACGACTCCATATCTAGCGCGCAGGTTGTCAAGGGTTAGCTCCGACCCGTCATCACGCACCAGCTTGGCTAGCGCGTTCTGCGGTCCGTACTTTTGTGACAGCTTGTCAAAGTAGGCAACTTTGCCAGCACCGAGCGCTTTTGCCTTGGTCGGCAGGTCTTGCTTAGCCAGCCACTGCCCGTAGGATTCATTCGCAGGCACCTGTCCCCCTTGGCTAGCGCGGGTGCCTGCTGGTGGCGGCGTAAACCCTAGCTCGTCGTAGTCAATGACTGGGATGGTCGTGCTGCGGCAGTTGAAGTGCTGCGGCGGCGTCGGGCCTTTGCCGTATTCAAACGTCTTACCGTCCAGTGCCCGGCAGATTGCACTGGTGCGCGTGTCCAGCGTGGCGACGTAGCGATAACGCTTGGTGATGTCTTGGTTGGCCTCATACACCTGCTGGCTGGCGCTGTTGGCCACCTGGTTAATGCTGGTGCGCACCAGGGTGAGCACTTGGCTATTGGTGACAGATGTCATTTCACCACCAGCGGCAATGATCTTTTGAAGTGTTTTGCTGATTCTTGGTGGTGCTTGGCCAAACACTAAACGTTGGCCGCTGCCTTCTAAGGTGCCGATCAACCGCTTGGCAATGGCAGGCGTGGGTTCGCCGGTCAGCAGCCCTTGGCGCACCACCTGCGAAAACCGCTCGGCTTGGTCTACCGCGATGCCACGGAACGCTTTGCTGACCACCTCACCATTGGGCAGCGTGATGGTGGCGCCTTGGGCTGCGGTAAGGCTGAACGTTGCCGGTGCGCCTTGCACAGCAGCGAACAGGTCGTCGCTAAGCGCGACCACATTGAGCTGCGTTGGGTCAGTCGTGACAACCGATTGCGCAAATTGCGGGCTGATCTCTACGGTATTTACGGCGTCACGAGCGCCAGCCGGTAGCGCCTTGCGTAGCTGATTTGCCACGAACTCAGACTGCAGCTCAGCAATACCTTGCAATTCCCTAGCCGTCAGCTCGGTGCTGTCGCCCGCCCAAGTTGCAAGCGAGTCCTTGAGTTGCGCCAAAATGCCACGCAGCCTAGCAGCCTTGACCGGTGCGGCTAGGTCGTCGATCGTGCGTAGCTGGTTAACGCTGTCGATGATGATGTCGTTGTAAGCATTGATGATCCGCCGCGCAACGCTATTGCTGAACCGGTTCAGGTCAATGGCATTGCGGTATAACGCTTCCATTAGATGATGCCTAGGTCTTGCGGTTTGTACTCAGACCGGATGCTTACGTTGGCGCCGCGCTTTAATGCACCCTGCACTGCTGCAGCGAAGGCGTCGTAACCGTTCTGGCCGTCTTCCATGATGCGCAGCTCGTCTACTTCATCAGCCTTGCCGTCTTTGTACCACGTCAGTCGTATCACCGCCAGCACTTCATCTGGCAGTTTGCACATCGTGTAATCAAGCTCCTGCTTCCTGGGCTTCTTCGGCTCCATCCAGATCATCAGGTCCACTAGCCAGTCTGTCAGCTTGTCCAGCAGACGGTAGATCAAGCCCCGCATTGGATGTGGCCTCCAGCTCCTCGTCTACATCAAAGTTATCGCCCAACACATCGCCTTCGGCAAGTTCGGTCAGCAGCGTTTCTTGACTGATGGTGCCAGCGGTGTAAAGCGACAGCAGAGCTTGGATGTCCTGCGGCTCAAGGCGTGCGCCGAGGAAGTCGCGGTTGACGTAAGCGCTACCGGCGGCAGTGGCATTGCCGAGATACTGCGCATGAAATTGCAGGCAGTTGTCGATCATGTCCTGCATATTTTGCGCAATGACCATCATGGTGCTGTCGCCTTGGCTGCGATCAATGCGCTTTGCCTCGGCGGTCTCGGCGCTCAGTTTCTGACCTAGCACTGCCGACAGGCCTAGCTCATTGATCTGCAACGCAAGCTGCTCAAGCCTGCGGAACTGCGCTTCAAAGCTACGGCCAGCAGGCTCGATGTACTCGGCGCGGCCTTCGGCTGGGAATGCAATCGCTTCGCCCGGTCCTGCTGATACCTCCTCAGCGCTGGACGGGAAACCATAAAACGCCAGCATGGGCACGGCGCTGATATGCAGTTGGTTGTCAAGGTCCGACTGCACTTGGTAGGTCTTGAGGTTTAGCTCTGCGATGTCCTCAAGCGGTGGCCTTGACTCCATGAAGCCATGCCGCTGCGCATAGGCGATGCTGAACGGGATCTGGCTAAGGCTGGTGCGGCCTTCATCGACGACGGTGAACTCGCCGCTGTCTTGTTTGCGGTGGATGCGGTACTCACCAGGCGTCAGCACACGGATCTGCTCGACGGCCTTTTCGCCAAACTCGCCATCTGGCACTGTGACCACCTCAGCCAGCCTGAGCTGCGTTAGCACCTGCCTGCCTTCTTGCGTATCGGTGCGCCAGCCAAGGATCTGCCGTGGCGTGTAGGTCACCCAATAGGGTCTACCCCCATTAGCAGGTGCATCCACCAATGTACCAATGTGGCCATACCTGACCATTTTGCGCGCTGCTTCATAGGTCCATACATTGAGGTCATTGCCTTGCAGGTCTACGTCGAACAGTTGCTCGCGGATCACGTCAGCGGTGTCATCCAGCCTGACTGGTTTGCGGGTCAGCATCCCGGCCAGCATCCGCTCAAGACGGATGTAATACGGCGGGCATACGCTACGGGCTAGGCGGTTGTCGTAGGACTCGTCCAGCTCGCGTGGTTCTTGCGGCAGATATCGGCGATGCTTTTTACGCATCCCATAGGTGCCTTGTAGCAGGTCTTCAATCAGGATCCAATGCGGCTCTTGGGCGTACCAAGACGTATTGGGGTCATTGACTTTGGAGACGGTGCGCTGCGCTAGCGGCCGGTCATAAAAATTGAAGCCGGTGTACACAGCAGCACCGCCATTAACAGTGCCGTCAGTCTAAGGTTTCAGGTTCTGATGGCACGCGGGGTGGT